TGAACAACTCATGTCGCGGGCGGAACGGCTCGCCGCCGTGACGGATCAGGTGAGCAGCCGCTTTGCGAGACAATTAGCGGCGACTCTTCGAGAGGTTGAGCGAGCCCTGGCGCGCATTCACTGGCCCGAGGCGTCGGACAGCATGCTAATCCGGGCCTCGGATGCCAGCGCCATCCGGCGGCAGCTTCGCAGCATTCTCGAGCGGTCGGGGTATCGCGACCTCATCACGGTCGCCACCGATGTCCCGTTCGACCAGATTGAGCGGGCCTCGCGGCGGCTGTCGATGGTCTCGGCTGGAGCTGGCGAGCCCAGCGTGCCGATCCGGCTTCAGGCCCTCAGAGAACTTCACCGGCTCGACCTGTTCCAGGCCGAGGGGGCCATTGCGGGCCATCTCGAGGAGGCGGTCTCCCGGTCCGTCATGGCCGGCCGGAGCCAGTCCGCGGCCATTCGGGATCTGGCTCGGGCATTCGACCGGTCGGAGCGGCAGGTTGGCGTCTTGTTCGACACGGCGGCCTCGGTCTATTCCAGGGAAACGCAGGCGGTTGAGTCCGGGAACGACCCGGGCACCCTGTTTGTCTATGTGGGGCCGGTTGATACCAAGACGCGGCCGTTTTGTCTCCGCTATGCTGGGCGGGTGCTCCGGCGCCGTGAGATCGACCGCCTGAATAACGGCCAGATTCCGAATGTGTTTCTCTCTGCCGGCGGCTATTCGTGCCGGCATACATGGGTGGAGATTGACCCCGAGTCCGACCTGGCGCGGCTCCACGGGCGCCGTGAGCGGATGCCCGAGGTGCGAGACGCCGTGAGGAGGCAGAGAGCGGCATGATGATCCACGGTATATCTTGCGCTGTCTTGCGAGTCGCGTGGTGGGCTATGCCGCCTCTCTGTGTCCCGTGCCCTGGGAAGCGTTGGCACTTGAGGTGGAACAAGATCTGCTGGTGTCGGTGCCATGATGGGGTTCACGGGGTGGTGTTTATACGCATTGCGACCATTGGGAATGGTAGGCCACGATGGTTGGCTGTCAAGCCTTGCCTTGTGGACGGGAAGCCAGACGTTACGGAGATGATTAAGCCACTAAAGGATTTACATTCATGAGTATCAGGCTGACCCCACCCGGCGGGCTCAATCTCGGCCGGACGAAGTTCTCGAATCGTGCCCTGATGCGAGAGATCGGCCTGCTCGTGCGGCAGCAGGTGATCCGGCGAACGATTTCAGGACGTGACGAGGACGGGGGGCCGTTCCGGGCCTATTCGCCCAGTTACCGGCGGCAGAAGAGCCGGGAGCTCGGGGCCGGCACCGTCAACCTGCAAGTCTCGGGGCAAATGCTGAACGCGATCGCGATTGTCGACATTGACGACGACTCCGTCACCCTCGGGTTCAAGTAATGGCCAAGCGGCGCACCGGTTCCACGCTGATCCAGCGCTCGCGTCGGAAATCGGCGTCCGAGAAGGCGGCCTACCACCAGGTCACAGGGGCCGGCCGCTCCCGGGTGAAACGGCCGTTCTTCGGGATGGACGACCGGATCGAGGACGCCGTCTTCGACAAGGTCGAGCGGTTTATCGTCCTGGCCATCCAGCGGCTCGGCGGATAATTCGCCGGGTTTTCGCTACCACCCATCGCGGTGCCTTGCGCCGACTCCCCAATATCTCGCACAATACACCTGTGCCAGGCCATCGTTTGACGACGCTTCAGACCCGGCGCGAGACCGGCGGGGTGTCCGTTCAGGATCTTGCGCGACGGGCGCATGTGACAGATGCCCAGATCGAGGACATCGAGCGGACGCCGTTCAATCCGTGTCGTCCGAATGTGACGCAGCGGATTCTCGACGCGCTCGCCCCCCCGGTCGCCGTCACGAGCTCGTCTGTGGCGAATCCGAGCGAGATCACGGTGGCCACGCATACCTTTCAGACCGGCGACTCCGTCACCATCGCCGGCCATACGGGCTCGACCCCAGATATCAACGGAACGCATACCGTGACGCGCGTCTCTGGGACCGTCTTTTCGATTCCGGTCAACGTGGCGGTCGACGGCACGGGCGGCACGGCCACGATTGAACCGGCCTCGGTCGGGATTGTGAGGTTGGGATAAATGCCTGGATCGGTCGTGGCGGAATGCCGAACGCGGCGGGAACATCTCGGGCTGCTGAAGGCTCAATTAGCGAGGCAGGCCCGCGTCTCGGACCGGATCGTGGAATCCGTCGAAGCAGGGGGCACGTGTGAACCATCGGAAGCAGCGCGACTGGAGGCCGTCTTGTCGGCTCCGGTCGTGACGCCCCCGGTGGTCGTGGAGTCGGTGGAGTCGGCAGAGTCGTGGAGTGGCATTGATGGAACTCGCACTGAGAATCAACGAAGAGACGAACGAGATCGAAGGGGACATCCCGGAACCGCTCCAGTCGATCCTACATAGGGTCGAGGAAACCGCGGAAACGCGGGGGCGCGGGAAGGGGATCGAGCAGGCGGCAGCCGACGCTCGCAAGCAAATCGAGGACGCCGTAGCCTCCAAGGTGCGGGAACTCGAAGCCAAGGCCCCATTCGACAAGGCCCGTTTGTCTCAGCTCGAGGACGAAAACAAGACGCTGTCATCGAAGCTCTCGGAAGAGCTCAAGCGTGCGTCCGAGGCGTCGAATGCGCTCAAGGACGCCCACGCGCAAGAGCTCATCACCCGGTCGAATCGCATTCAGGCCCTCGCCGACAAGGTCAAGAGCCTGACGGCGCGGACGCTCCGCGCGGATGCGTTGCAGGCGGGAGCCCGGGAGGAATCCCTGGACGAACTGGAGATCATTCTCCAGGCCTATATCGGCTACGACGACAACATGGAGCCCTTCGTGAAGGGCCCGGACGGTCAGCCGGTCATCGTGCAGGGGCGACAGCAGTCGATCGGGTCCTTCGTGAAGGACTACCTCGAGAAGCACGCGCATCACCGGAAGCCCGCGACGTCGTATCGTCCGGGTCGGAGCCGAGATGGCGTGTCGTTGACGGATCAGCGCAGTATCCCCGCATCGGAACGCACGGCCGCTGTGGAGCGTGTGAACGGCGGGGATCGCTCGGCTGCCGCTGTCGATGCCCTGTTCAAAGCAACGAGACAGAAACAGCCGACCGGCTGATAGAGGTACACGATGGCATTCTCGGGACTCTCCACCAACGACTATTTCACCCCCAACCTTGTCGGGGAGGACGTCTCGGAGGTCATCCGGACGCTCGCCCCCTACGAGGCCCCCTTCCTCGACTGGCTCGGTGATCCGGATGGGTTCGCGACATCCACCAATCACGAGTATGTCGAGGACTTCATGCGTCCTCGGACGATCATCAACTCGACCGCGATCGCGTCGGCGACGGCGGACACGGGGATCCAGATCAACGGTCTCGGCGATGCCCTGACCGTGGGCACGATCCTCGAAGTCACCGGGCCCGCGCCCGAGCGGCTGAAGATCATCTCCATCGCCGGGGCGAACTCCGTGCTGACGTCGCGCGACTACGATGGGGCGGGGTCGGGGTCACTGGCGCCGGGTGGCACGATCCAGGTGCGGATCCCCTCGGACTCTGAGGGTGCCGAGCACAGCGGGTCGAACGCCGCGCGTCTGGGCAACCGGGCCGCGAACACGGTCGGCTACTTCAAGGTCGAGATCGCGGCGACCCATACCGCGATGGCGGTCAACTTGCACGGAAACGACTCCTTCGAGCGGCAGCGCGCGAAGGTCCTTGCCGAGCTCCCGGCCATTCTTG